CTAAATACAGAGGTGTATATTCCCCCATATAAGAACCGGCAATGTTAAAGTCGAAATACTCGACCGCTTCCTCATAGGTCATCTCACTACGTCCCATAAGTAATTCTAAAATTAGTTCCGTGTCGTAAACGACGCGTGTTCTTTTTCCGTCCCATACTACTCCCGCTATTGCTTCGTCGAAGCCCTCGGCAAATAAGATGTTCGGCTCGTCGGCGCCATAGAGATCTGTTATGTCTGCTCTGTTCATAGTCCTTTGATATCATGTTTTTGGACCTCGGACAATGGACAAATTGTCTCACTTTTTCCACCACCCATCTTCCTTGTATTTCTCTAGTATTTGCTCTTTTGTAGAGTCGTCGATATAGTACGTCCAACCATTTAAGTTGATATAAACCACATTATCATCGACCACGTCGATCCGCATATTACCAATACCTATTTCTGTTCTTTCCATTATTCAAACCTCCCGTATCTTCTTATGAGTATATTTCTTAACCGTTCCCAAATCATGCGGTCTAGAACTTGTTGCCCGGAACTTGGTTCGCGCCGGGCTAGTTTATCGTACTTTAGTTTGAGTTTAATTAACCGCGCTTCAAGGGTCATTATAGTTCCTCCTCTTCTAAGAGACTTGCTCTTTCGTAATCTGATATGTCACAAAAGATATCTGATCTAGAGCATTCTTTCCCATTTGGATAAACTCCTTTTTCTAGTATCTTTCTTGCTTCTTCTTCTGTTTCGGCAAATACTTCGTATTCCAAGGAACACGGAACTGCAAATGTATATTTTTTCATAGTATCCTTTCTATACTTATTAAAGAACAAAGATTAACTTTTTAATCTTATCTAATTCTAAACTATTTTATGGGAGAAAAAAGGATTAAATAAGATAAAATGTAAAAAGTTGTGGATAACTTTGTTGTATTTTTACAACAATGTGGATAACTTTCACTCTGTATAGTAATTTTATTTTAAAATAAAAAAAAATAATTTTTATTTTTACAAATATGACGTAACCACGTAACTATAGCAATAAATCATTGAAATATAACAATAATATCGTTACTTTGACCACGTAACCTATACGTAACCAAACGTAACTCTCACTATATGCCTTTTTTGAATGCAATTTAATATATTATATTATAAATAGTAATGAAATAATACTATACAGGAATGATAAAGTGTATTAAAATGAAAAAATGCCTAAGACTAGAAATGGTGAGCTAACACCTAAACAAAGAGCCTTTGTAGAAATATTTGTTAAAGAAAATGGAAGACTTACACAGACAGAATGTGCAAGACAGGCGGGTTATTCAGAGAAATCTGCTGTCACACAGGCTTGTAATCTAAGAAATCCCAAGTATTTCCCTAAAGTTGTAGAAGCTATAGAAAATCTACAGCGTGAATATGCGGAAGCTAGTAAGTTAGATTTTGTAAAACACTCTAGAGAATTGTCACGGTTGCGTGATATTGCTGTAACGAACGGACAAATGGGGCCTGCAATAAATGCAGAATATCGCCGTGGTCAACTTGCGGGTTTTTATATTGATCGTAAAGAGGTTGTGACAGCCTCACTTGATAACATGACTAGACCAGAACTTGAAGCTAAACTCAAAGAGATTAGAGATCATAATGTTATCAACGGTGAAGCTATCGGCGTTGAGATTAAAGAAATAGAAACCATAGAAGAAGAAAAATAAGTAAAATATATAAAAACACTCCGTGTTTACTAAAAACTAAACTAATTTTTATTCTAAGTTTATTGTAGTAGTGAAATATGCCCACTACTGCTAATAATACTAACCATCCCCCTTGCATTTTTACCACCGTATACTGTTAGGTGTTTGATAATATCTTGTAGACCTTGACCTACAATCATCACTACAATATCTTTCAAACTTACCCATAGCTTTTTCTTTACCACAGGCAAAACATTTTCTCTTAACTAAATTTTCTTCTGATTTTGGTTTTTTTGTATTGTAATATTCTGGTAATTCAAAGTTATCTTTATTCTCCACGAAACCCCCTCAATAATAATTCTTTTAATTTTCTTTCCCACATAGATTTATAGACTTCATCGTCTGTAATACTATTATACATAGTCCATAGTTTTTGAACTCTCCACCAATATAATTCTTCTAATGTCATTTTATCTCCTCTATATCTGTAATATCATTTGTACCGTGATTACCTATTTCCCAATTATCGTAACCTGTTTCTGCTATATCTCCATAGGCTTTAGCTTCTGCCTGTCCTTCATCTTCTGCTTCAATTATTTTTTCCCATGTGCATTCTTCCCACACAGTAACTTTAAATTTTTTCATAGGTTTTCTTTCTTTTAATTTTAATAATCTTTTATATTCTTTTTGATCTTCTTTAGACCACCAATCAGCTATATCAACAGATGTAGCATTTTGACCGTTGTGATATTTATTTTCAATATCTTTTAACTTTTTATCTATCTCTTCAATTTTCATTTTCTTCCTTTCTAAAAATTAACTTTGTAAAGAATGGTTTCTCCATTGTCAATTTTCTTTTTTAATTGCATAGCATATTCATAATAATAATCTGCTTCTTGTTGCTTATCAAAAAATTCTAGTTCTGTAGCTTTATCGTAAGCGTGACGATATTCTTTGTATAAGTCTAATTCTTCTACTCTATTCATTTGTTGCTTTATCGTAAGCGTGTTTATATTCATAGTTTTCCTTTCTTTTTTATTTTTTATCATTTTGTTATTGACATGTCAATTTATATTATTTAATGGGATAGTAACAGAAAGGAATAGAATGAGTAAACATTGGGTTAAATGGGACGAATATTCAACGCCTCAAGATATAGTTGAGAGTGTTATGGAAGTTATAAATGATATTACAAGAGAACATAATTTTCAAATAGATGTAAATTATGATCGTGACGAAAATTTAAACTATCATGTTAATTTTTATGAGGAGAAAATAAAATGAAAACTAAAAACTGGACATCAGAAGAAATGGAACAAGCTAGAGAATTAGCAAAAACAAATTCATATTCTACTGTTGGTAAAATTTTACATAGATCAAAAAATTCTGTGTTAGGTGTTTTGTACCGTGATAAAATTAAAAATGGATATATACCACCGTTAAATTCTAAATACGCAAGAATTAGAAAAAATTATCCAACGCATTTATTTAGAACAAAATATTAATATGAGCATAACTAGAGTATACCGCGACCGTGATAATAATATCAAAGTAAAAAAGTTTAGTTTTGAGGAAGTAAAAAAAGACTTGACTAAATTCTTTTCCCATGATAATGGGATAAATAAGTATCAGTTGAAGGAAAAAAAATACAGGAAAAAAGCTGAATAATACTGGGCGACTAAGCCGTTTCCACAGCAAGACTGATACTTACCAAAATTAGAAAGGATAACAATGAAACTAAAAGATTTATTAAACATTCAACAGATAGTTGAAAAAAGAGCAATACCAAGTGATGTATTAGAATTTGATAGTACGCACTATTCACAATCTAAAGATATGACCGTTGATATTTTAGATTTGCATTTAATTCATGCGATAAGAATATTAAATAATTATTTAACTGATGATGAATACCCACGATATACAGAAACAGACCGTCAAGAAATTTTTAATGATTTAAAAAGTATTAGAGGTAAACTTGACGATATAAGCGATGTTGTAAACAAATGACCGTGATAAAATTATGTTTAATAGTTTTACTAATTAATATTTGCTTTTTATTTACTCCCATGTTAATAGGATATTTATGATAAGTAATTATCCATTCGGCAAAAATACTAAAAGCCCCGATTACTATTATACACAAAATGTTTATAGTGATCGTGGCAAGGGTATTACAGGCAAAATGAAAAAGAGAAAGAATAAAAATGTTAGAATTCGTAAAATCAAAAAAACTACTTAATATTGATAACAACGCAAAAACTGTAAAAGGTCAAAAATACGGTTTTATCACGGCTATATTATACTTAGCCCCTTCAACTCAATCTGGTTTTAATGTTTGTTC